GGAAACGGCTTAAATTAGCCCCATCTAGCGCATCGCCATTACAGACTACTGCCGTAGGCTTAAACTCTTTAATCATCTCTAAGAGGGCTTTAAACGCTGTGGTGGTATCGTCAGGCCAAAAGTGTGCATCCGAAAACACGATGACTCTGCCTTTTTCTATATCCATACCCCTACGAGTATGTCCTGTAGTCTGTGCTATCTTTTTTAATTGGTCAAAACGCTGGTCATCTACTGAAGGCAATTCAATCTTATGCCTTGCTTCTATTGACCTTCTTCTGTTATATACTGAACGCTGACTAACACCTATTTTTGTTGCCATTACAACGGCTGAACCACATTCTTTCCAGACTGCAATCCATTCTTCATCGCTTAAATGGTACATTAAATTCCCCTTAACAAGTAAAAGAACACTAACATACAATTATGTCTTATATTAAAAAAGTTGATTTAATTCAAAAGGATGTAGTAAATAAACTACGCTCAATGGGGGCTACTGTCGTTGATTTGTCTGCTGTAGGCAAAGGAATGACGGATTTACTTGTAGGTTTTGACGGACAAACTATTTTACTAGAAGTTAAAAGTGGCGCTGACAAAAAGTTTACACCCCAGCAAATTAAGTTTTTTGCTACCTGGACTGGCGGTATGCTCGCTAGGGTCAATTCTGTACAAGAGGCTGAAGATTTGTTACAATCTATAAAGCAAAACCCCTAAGAAATTGAAGTTTCTTAAGGGTTTCTACCAATGAACTGTTAAGGAGTTGCAATGGATTCAAAAATTATAACCCAAAAATATTTACAAGAAATCTTTGATTACAAAGACGGCAATTTGTTATGGAAAAACAAAACTGTTGACTCTATAGGAAGAAGTAAAAACCATTTAAACGGTCAAATTGCTGGAACTTTAGAAAAACATGGGTATTTAAGGGTAAGAATTGATAATAAAAACTATTTAATTCATAGGCTTATATTTTTATACAATTATGGATTTTTACCAATTCAAGTAGACCATATTGATGGAAATACATTAAATAACCACATTGAAAATTTGCGCCAAGCTACAAACGCTGAAAATTGTCAAAATTCAAAATTATCAATTAACAATAAATCTGGTGTAAAGGGAGTTTCTTGGCATAAAACCCATAAAAAATGGGTTGCAAACATACAAACCCCAAATAAAAGATACACAATAGGTTATTTTGATAAGATTGAAAAAGCAAAAATAGCTATAATTGAAGCAAGAAATAAATTACACGGTGAATTTGCTCGCCATTATTAAGGAATAATCATGCCAATGGACAAAAGTGGGTCAGCCCAAAGCGTAGGTAAAAACTATAAAACTGAAGTTGCCGCAGGAAAACCTAAGAAACAAGCATTGGCAATCGCATTAAGTGAACAACGGGCGCACTCTAAAGGCAGTCGTAAAGCTAAATTAGAAGAACAATACGCTAAACACATGAAATCAGCCGAAGAAAAGACAGATGTTAAAAAAGAGTCTAAAAAAGCTGAAATGGGTGAAATGTAATGTTTACTAATAAGTCTGTAGTAGGCCGCCCAAATACAAAGAAGCCTGAAGAAACAGTTAATAGTAAGACTGACATACTCAATAAGAAGGTTAATCAAAGACTAAAGCGTAAAGAAGCATTGTCTAAGGCTATGAACAAATACCACGACCCTGATATTGTTGGCTAAACTGTAGTAGAATTAAACCCTTATAAATCAATTACTTGAGATTATATGGACAAAAAAGAATACAAATGGTATGTGTACCAACTAATAGACCCTCGTAACAATGAGGTGTTTTATATTGGGAAAGGCACACAAGATAGAATCCATGAGCATGAAAAGGAAGCCTTGAAAGGGGTATGCTCGTATAAATGCCATAAAATCAATAAGATACGCAATTCTGGTTTAAATATAATTAAGAAAAAAATAGCTTATTTTTGTGATGAGGAATACGCTTATCAAATAGAGTTCGATTTAATTTCTAGCACACCTAATTTAACTAATGTTGTAGGGAGAATGGAAAAGACCCCTGCTCAATACCAATTAGAAATGCCATTACCTATTCCAAGACCATTATTAGAAATTGCTACAGAAAACTATCAAGCAATACAAAAATACATGGGTGAGTTTGCCTTTTGGTATAAGAACAGCAAACATGGTACTTTAAAAGCAAGTATTAGTGATGTAGATGGCACTTATGGAAAGGTTATGAAGGCATGTATTAATTCCCTATATAACACCATGTTTCCATCAGTTTTAACAAATATTAGAAAATCCCCCAAAATAGAACAGCTCTTAAAACAAGAATTAAATGCTTATGGGGTTCAATATGGCTGCTAGGAAGAAACTAAACCTCACGCAGGCTTGGAAAGATAAAATTCAGATAGCCAATATCATTGATAGGCTTGTAAAGCATGTAAACGATGAGATTGATATGAAGCCCACTCAACTTAAAGCTGCTGAAATATTGCTTAAAAAGGTTGCTCCTGACCTTTCTAATACTACCCTTGAAGGTAATGAGGATGTTCCTGTACGCATGGTGGTGTCTTGGAAGAAATAGTCCAAGAGGTAGAGTTAGACTACCAACCTCGTGATGTATTCCTAGATTTCCATGAAAGACAGCAGCGTTGGGCTGTTATTGTTGCCCACCGTAGATGTGGCAAAACTGTTAGCTGCATTAATGAATTAATCTATAAAGCCCTAATAGAGGGCAAAAATGATGGTCGCTACGCTTATGTTGCACCATATTACAGCCAAGCCAAGAATATCGCCTGGGACTACCTATTAAGATTTAGTAAGCCTGTAATGGCTAAAGCTAATCAATCTGAACTATGGGTGGAACTTATAAATGGCGCAAGGATTAGGTTGTTTGGTGCTGATAATGCTGACTCTCTTCGTGGTTTATACCTTGATGGGATTGTCTTAGATGAATATGCAGATATGCGCCCTCGTATTTGGGGTGAGATTATTCGGCCTTTGCTGGCAGATAGACTCGGATGGGCAGTTTTTATTGGAACGCCTAAAGGTCATAACGCCTTCTGGGACATCTATAGCAACGCCATTAAGTCAGACGATTGGTATGCCAAGACTCTAAGGGCTAGTCAAACAGGCTTACTGCCTAAGAGTGAGTTAGATGATGCTGCCAAGTCAATGACGCAAGACCAATACTTGCAAGAGTTTGAGTGTGACTTTGAATCAGCCATTTTAGGCGCTTTCTACGGCAAAGAGATGCGCCAACTTACCGACCAAGGCAGAGTTACTAATGTTGACTATGACCCTATGTTTCCTGTGCATACAGCATGGGACTTGGGTTATTCAGACGATACCGCTATTTGGTGGTTTCAAGTCGTGCATGGCGAGATTCGTATGCTTGATTACCATTCATCCAATGGTCAACCAGTAGCTTTCTATGCTGGCATTATTGCAAACAGAGAACACGAAAGAGGCTATCACTACGGCACTCATTATTTACCCCATGATGCTCGTGCTAAGACTTTAGCTTCAAATAGAAGCATAATTGAGCAACTTTCAGACAAAATTGCGTTAAAATCTATGAAAATTGTACCAATGTTGTCATTGCAAGATGGAATACAAGCAACTCGATTAGCTTTAACAAGGGCTTGGTTTGACCATAGATGTGAGGATGGCATTGAATGTTTACGGCAATACCAGCGTGAGTACGATGAGGACAAGAAGGTCTTTAGGGATAAACCTAGACACGATTGGACTTCTCATGGTGCAGATGCTTTTAGGATGCTAAGTATTGCTTGGAAAGAAGAAGCTAAGTTGCCCCATAAAGATGACTCGATTAAAGGGCTGTTTGTAGGACAGACGGAAGTATCACTAAACGATATGTGGAAAGACACAAAAACGATAGTGAATAGGAGATATTAATGGCGAATGATAAGGCAACTGTAAACCACAGTTATGAAGATTGGTACAAAACAGTAATGGGCTATGAACGCTCATATAAGCGTTGGGAATCCAGAGTTGACCGCATTGTAAAGAAATACAAGGATGATAGTCGTTATGACCGCAATCCTAATGCTAGATTTAATATTCTTTGGTCTAATGTTCAAACCATCCAGCCAGCTATCTTTGCTAGACTTCCTAGACCTGATGTAAGCCGTAGATTTAGAGATAGCGACCCTATTGGTCGTGTAGCCTCAATGATGTTAGAACGGGCGTTAGAGTTTGAATTAGAACACTATGGTGACTACAAATCAGCTATGAATAACGCTGTGCTAGACCGCTTATTGGGTGGTCGTGGTGTAGCTTGGGTGCGCTATGAGCCACATATTGTAGGCGAACAAGCTGATGAACCTGAAGATGGTTATGAAATCACAGAAGATAGTGATGAAGCTGAAACAGAAAGTGGTATTGAAAACGAATCTCAAGAACGCATTGAGTATGAGTGTTGCCCTGTTGATTATGTCCATTGGAAAGATTTTGGACATACGATTGCTAGAACCTGGGAAGAAGTCACAGCCGTATGGCGCAGAGTATATATGTCACGCTCGGCATTGGTTGAGCGTTTTGGCGAAGAATTAGGCTATAAAATCCCATTGGATACAAAACCTGATGATTTAAAACAATCTTATAAGTCAGATGATGGAGTATATGAAGCGCTAATATACGAAATCTGGGACAAAGAAACAGGCAAAGTATTATGGATTAGCAAGTCATTAGGAAAGATTCTTGATGAAAGAGATGACCCTTTACAGCTTGAAAACTTTTGGCCTTGCCCTAAACCACTATATGCAACACTCACTACAGACTCTTTAGAGCCTATTCCTGACTTTGTTATATATCAAGACCAAGCTAGAGAATTAGACGCTTTATGTGACCGTATTGATGGTTTAATCAACGCTTTAAAAGTGCGTGGTGTCTATGACGCTTCATCTAGTGAATTACAACGCTTATTTTCTGAAGGCGAAAACAACACTTTAATACCTGTACACAACTGGATGGCATTTGCTGAAAAGCAAGGCATGAAAGGTGCGATTGATTTAGTTGACATTACCCCATTTGCTACTGCATTGCAGTCTTGCTACACAGCAATGGAGCAAGTAAAAGCTCAAATATATGAATTAATGGGTATTGCCGACATTCAGCGTGGTCAGACTGACCCTAATGAAACGCTTGGCGCACAAATTATCAAGTCAAACAACGCTATGGGTCGCTTAAAGACTCAGCAACACGCAGTAGTTGACTTTGCTACTAGCTTATTGTCAATTAAAGCACAGATTATCTGCAATCATTTTACAGATGAAACGATTGTCAAGATTTCTGGTGCAATGCAATTATCTGACCAAGATAAACAGTTAATTCCACAAGCATTAGAGTTGTTGCGTGATGAAGCCAGCAAAAACTTCCGTATTGAAGTGACTTCTGATTCAATGATTTACCAAGATGAACAGCAAGAAAAAGCCGATAGAATGGCATTTTTGCAAGCTGTAGGTTCATTCTTTCAACAAGCCGTGCCAATGATTCAAGCACAGCCTGAACTCGCACCTATGGCGATTGAAATGCTTAAATTTGGTGTAACAGCCTTCAAAGCAGGCAAACAGTTAGAAGGCATTATTGACGAAACTGCTGATAAATTGCGTGAACAAGCTAAACAATCTGAAGGTCAGCCTAAGCCACCTCCTCCTGAAATTCAGAAGGCACAGATGGATAATCAAGCTAAAATGCAACAGATTCAAATGCAAGCACAAGTTGAACAGGCTAAGTTGCAAGGTCAAATGCAGTTAGAAAAGGCTAAACAAGAGTACCAGGCGCAAGAAAATCAACTTAAATTCCAGTTGGAATCACAGCGCAATCAAGCAGACTTAGAAATGCAGTCAAAAGTAGCACAAATGAAGATGATGACTGAGCGCAACACGCAAGTATTGTTAGCTCATATCAACAATGGCGCTAAGATTGAAACTGCTAGAATATCTGCTGGTGTAGATGATGGAACGCAGGCTTATTTTTCAGAAGAAGATTTAGCGCACTCAATGGAACATCCCCTACAGCCTATTGCCAACGCAATCGGACAAGGAAATCAACAAATGGCTCAAGCTATTAGTTCTTTAGTAAATACTATTAATGAACAACACAATAGACCAAAGCAAGTTATTCGTGGCGCTGATGGCAAAATTATAGGTGTTCAATGACAATATCCGTCACACATAGTAAGGTTTCAACGATACCTGATGGGACTGACACATCGGTAGTTAGGCCGTCAGATTGGAACGCTACCCATACTTTAGTCGGTGTTGGTACTGCTGCATCTTTAGATGCTGGTGTTGCTAATGGTGTAGCGACTTTAGACTCTGGTGGACAAGTACCATTATCTCAGCTTCCCCCATTAGGTGACTTGAACTATCAAGGAACATGGAATGCCACTACAAATAGCCCTACACTCACTTCCAGCGTGGGTACTAAAGGATATTATTATGTCGTTAGCGTTGCTGGTAGCACTAATCTCAATGGTATTACTGATTGGAAAGTTAGCGATTGGGCTGTATATAACGGCACAGCATGGCAAAAAATAGACAATACTGACGCTGTTACAAGCGTAAATGGTCAAACAGGCGCAGTTAACATTACTCTTTCTGGCTTAGGTGCAGGAACTATTGCAACGCAAAATGCTAATAATGTAACGATTACTGGTGGTACATTAAATGCAGTAGCAATCGGTGGTTCAACTGCTGGTGATGGTACTTTTGATGTATTGACAGCTAATGTCACTAATTTGACTAATGTCACATCATCTGCTGGCATTGTCATTACTGGCACATTTACAGGTTCATCTCCTACAGATGGTCTTGTAATGGATTATTCAACAGGTTGGGGTCGTTTTAGCGACTTTGGCGGTGATGGCTTTCAATGGTTTAATGCAGGCTTAGCAACAACTAAGTTAATGGAATTGTCTAGTACAGGCGCATTGGCTACGACAGGCACAGTAACAGCTAACGGAGTTCTATTAACAGGAAATACAGGAACAGTTACAGGAGTTACTGCAACAAGCCCTGTAGTTTCAAGTGGTGGTACAGCACCAGTTATTTCTATGCCAGCCGCAACGACTTCTGTAAGCGGTTATTTGACATCAACTGATTGGAATACATTTAATGGTAAATCCAATACTAACGGAACAGTTACAAGCGTAGCTGCGCTGACTTTAGGCACAACTGGTACTGACCTATCATCTACTGTAGCTACAGGTACTACAACCCCTGTAATCACGCTACAAGTACCAACTGCTTCAGCTTCTAATCGTGGTGCTTTGTCATCTACAGACTGGTCAACATTTAATGGTAAACAAGCCACATTAGTAAGCGGCACAAACATTAAAACTGTTGCTGGAGTTTCTTTATTAGGTTCTGGAGATGTTGGTTTAATTGGTGGCACTTATGGTGGTACAGGCGTCAATAACGGTTCAAATACCATTACTGTTGCTGGTAATTTAACCCATGCAGGTGCATTTACACAATCTTATACAGCTACGGCTAATACTGCTGTTACTTTGCCTGCTGGCTCTACTGCTTCTTCAAATAACTTATTAAGCTCTGCAACTGCTGTGGGTATTGTTACAGGAACTCCATCTTCTGCGACTTATTTGCGTGGTGATGGTACTTGGGCAACAGTAGCGGCTACTCCTGCTGGTTCTACAACTCAAGTGCAATACAACAATGCTGGTGCTTTTGGTGCTTCATCTAGCTTTACTTATGCTAACTCAACATTAACTGCTCCAAACTTATCTGCAAGCAATGGCATATTGCAGTCAAACGCCTCGATTGGCGCAAGTTTTTCTATTACAAGTGGCTATAATGCAATGTCCGTAGGCCCTGTAACAGTAGCTTCAGGGCAGTCTGTAACCGTGCCGTCAGGCTCAAGATGGGTGGTAATTTAATGAGTTCAGTCGTTATATCAGGTGATACAAGTGGCGCTATTACTCTAGCAGTACCAGCCGTAGCTGGAACAAATACTATTACTATTCCCGCTGTTACTGGAAATATGATTGTTGGATATTCAGCATCTTATTTAATTGTTGGGGGTGGAGGCGGTGGTGGCTCTTCTGATGCTGGTGGAGGCGGAGCAGGCGGATATTTAACTGGAACTAATACTTTAACTTTAGGAAATACTTATTCAGTTACTGTTGGTGCTGGTGGAGCTGGAGCAACTGGAGCACTTGCGCCAAATTTTGGCGTTACAGGTTCAAATTCAAGTGTTTTTGGTTTTTCTTCTTTAGGTGGTGGCGGAGGGGGAGGATATGTAAACGCTGGTTTGTCAGGCGGTTCAGGCGGTGGTGGAGCTGAAGCGGCAAGTGGCTCAGGAACTAACGGCCAAGGAAATTCTGGAGGAACTGGAAGCTCTTCAAGCCCTAATTATGGTGGTGGTGGTGGAGGTGGCTCTAGTGCTGTAGGTGCTAATGGAACAAACACTACTGGTGGAGCTGGAGGAAACGGAACAGCATCGTCAATTACTGGCTCATCAGTAACTTATGCAGGCGGTGGTGGTGGCGGAACATATACTGGTGGAACTGCTGGCGCAGGTGGAAATGGCGGTGGTGGAGCAGGCTCTAATTCAGGAGCAGGTACAGCAGGAACAGCCAACACAGGTGGTGGTGGTGGTGGTGGCTTTGGAAATGGGTCAACTGGTTATGCTGGTGGTGCTGGAGGTTCAGGAGTAGTTATTATTTCTGTTCCAACATCTAATTATTCAGGCACAACTACAGGTAGTCCAATTGTGACTACAAGTGGTTCTAATACAGTAATTAAATTTACCTCATCAGGAAGCTACACAGCATGAGTACCATAATTTCAGCAGGAACAACTAGCGGAACAGCGTTTAGCGTAAATCCTGATACATCAGGTCAGTTGGTAGTGCAAACTAATGGCACTACAACTGCATTAACTATTGATACAAGCCAAAATTCTACATTTGCTGGTTGGGTAAAAATGCCTGTTTATACAGTATCAACTTTACCAGCAGCAGGAACAGCAGGAAGAAGGGCATTTGTTTCTAATGCTTTAACGCCTGTTGCTTTAACAGCAGTAGTTGGTGGTGGCGCTATTACTGTGCCAGTTTATGACAATGGAACAACTTGGATGGTAGGTTAATTATGGGACATTTTGCAAAAGTAGTAGATGGTAAAGTAACGCAAGTAATCGTTGCTGAACCTGACTTTTTTACAACATTCGTAGATTCAAGTCCTGGCACTTGGCTGCAAACTAGCTACAACACAATAGGTGGCAAGCACTTATTGGGTGGCACACCTTTGCGTGGCAACTATGCTGGTGTAGGTTACACATACGACCAAGCTAATGATGTGTTTTATGCGCCACAACCTTTTGCAAGTTGGACTTTAAATAAAGACACTTGGACTTGGGAAGCACCAACACCCATGCCTGAAGATGGCAAAGCATACAAATGGGATGAGCCAACAACTTCTTGGGTTGAGGTAGTGTAATGACTGTAATTATTGACGGCACACGAAGTATTGCTCCTGCACAATGGACTACTGCTGGTAGGCCGTCAAGTCCTGCGCTGGGGCAATTTGGTTATAACACCACATTAAATCAAGCTGAAATATGGTCAGGAGTAGCTTGGACTGGCATTACTAGTCAAACTTATTCAGCATCTTATTTAATAGTTGCTGGCGGTGGCGCTGGTGGTGCTAGAGTTGGTGCTGGTGGTGGCGGTGGTGGACTTCTTACTGGTTCAACAACGCTTTCTGTTGGAACAGCTTATACAATTACAGTAGGGGCTGGTGGTGCGGCTGTTACTGATTCTGGTGGAGCAGGTGTAGCTGGAAATAGTGGTTCAAATTCAAGTGCTTTTAGTCAAACTGCTATTGGCGGTGGTGGTGGCGGAGCATATAGCGGGCTTGCCGCAAAATCAGGCGGTTCAGGTGGTGGCGGTTCATATAATGGCGGCACAGGTGGTTCAGGAACTACTGGACAAGGATACGCTGGTGGCAATAACTCAGGAAATGCAAATGGCGCAGGTGGCGGTGGAGCAGGTGCTGTTGGTGGTGCAGATTCAGGAAATACTGGCGGTAATGGTGGTATAGGGGCAATTTCTACTATTACTGGCTCATCAGTTTATTACGCTGGCGGTGGTGGTGGTGGTGGCAACACATCAAATGGTGCAGGTGGTACTGGTGGTGGTGGTGCTGGAAATTCTCAAGGATTTACCCCAGCAACAAGCGGAACTGCAAACACAGGTGGTGGTGGTGGTGGCGTTCGAGATGTAAATGATTCAGGTGGATTTACATCAGGAGCAGGCGGTTCAGGTATTGTTATTGTTTCTGTCCCAACGGCTTCATATTCAGGCACAACTACTGGAAGCCCTACAGTTACTACTTCAGGTAGCAACACTATATTGTCGTTTACTTCTAGCGGTAGTTACACGGCCTAATGTTTCAAACTGCTTTTCAACCTACTGCGTTTCAAAATAACGCATTTCAGATTGTTATCACTCCACCTACGCCTTCTGGCCCTACAGGTGGTGATGGTTGGACACCAGAAGAATGGAAGCGCTACAAAGCATTAGATAAAAAGCGTAGAAAAGCTGAAGAAAAACGCATTGAAGCACTTAAAGCAGATGCAAAAAATCGTAAGCAAACTATTGCTGATTTAGTTGACCCTAAACCAGTTGCGCCAATACAACAAAATAAAGTACAATCCAATCAAGAAGTTAGCGTTGATATACCGTCAAACCTAGCAAATATTGACCGATACATCGCTAATCTTGTTAGACAGCAACAAGACCTGCAAACCGCAGTAGCAATGAGAGAAGCAAAACTCCGCTTAGAGCAGGAGATTGCAATACTCGAAGCCAAACGACAAGCAGAACTAGACGATGAGGAAGCCATACTATTACTACTGTAAACCCCCAAGAGCAATTTAGCCTAGCCTCTAAACACTTACACGCTGGCAGATATGAACAAGGTTTTAAGTTATACGAATATCGCTGGCATGAGGACATCATTAAAAATGAACCCTCACCTACTAGACCTGCGCTAAAAATCCCAGTATGGGAAGGTCAATCTTTATTAGGGAAAACCATTACTGTACAGGTAGAACAAGGCTTTGGTGACATTATTATGTTTGCTAGATTCTTGCCTGCATTAAAGGTATTGGGCGCTAAAAAGGTCGTAGTCCTACAAGAAGGCTCACTTCATTACTTATTAGGTCAAATAGACGCTGTAGATGTCTTTACAAATGAAGTCGATATAGGTGTAGCAACAGAGTCAGATTATTGGATTGGCTTAATGTCTTTACCCTATTATTTGTCTGTTTCGCATCCTATTGCTAAAAATCTATTTCCTGTTACTACTAAGAAAATAGTAGGTTCTGAAGGTTATTTACACGCTATTCCTAGCAATATTCCACCCAAGATTGGAGTGAATTGGGAGGCTTCTAAGCAGATTTTGTACTACATCAAGTCTATAGATATGCGTGAGATGGAAAAGCTCGTAGGAAGCGATTGCTACAGCTTAAACCCTAAAACTGATGGTGTATTTAACTCTTTACCTGACGATGGTTGGAAAACAGACTGGAATAAGTCTGCAAGCCACATGAAAGCGTGTAAAGGCATTGTTACAGTTGATACAGGAACAGCCCATCTTGCAGGCGCATTGGGCATTAAAACCATTGTTTTGTTACCTAAAGAAGAATTTGTCTGCTGGCGTTGGAAGAATGGCAGATGGTACGATTCTGTAGTTGCTTTAAGACCCCACGAATATGACCAAATCCCTGAACTTATAAAGCGAATGTAAAAATGATTACAAAAGATTATTTACACCAATTATGGCAGTTTTTCTAGACATAAATAAGGAGAATGTAATGAAATGCCCAAATTGCGGATATGAAGAAGGAAATCATGTTGCAAAACTTAGCGATGAAGATTATTTCATGGAAATATGGACTCCCACTTTGGGACTCGAAGAAGCTAAAAAGTCATGGTTAGAGAAGCAAAATGCCCCTAGACAGACTACCCACATGGTGATGTCTGATATTCAAGGCCACATTAGCATGGCAGATGGCACATGGATTTCAAGTCGTTCTAAGCATAGAGAGAACCTAAAACGCAACCATTGTATTGAATTAGGCAACGATGTACCTATGGAAAGAAAAGCCGTAGAAATTAGTAAAAAGTCCCAAGAAGCACGAAAGCGTCAAATAGCTGAAATAGCATACGAAAAACTTAAATACTAGGAAAAATCATGGCAGAATTAGACCGTAGGGATATGTTAGAAGCTGCACTAGAAGCAGCAGAAGAAGGCACTCTTGAAGCACCTATCGAAAAAGACATTGAAGTGCCTGAAACGGACAATATTTCCGAAGAATCCGCTAAAGAGAAAGTTAGCGAATCAGACCACGAAGAACCTTCCGAAGTCATTGAAGCTACTGAGTCTGAGGCTGAGGATGAGATACCGCAGGAAAAGATAACTCGCCCTTCAACCTGGAAGAAAGAATATGTCAATATCTGGGATAAGCTAGAAAAAGGCGAACAAATTAACAAGGATGACTTTGTTAAATTTGCTGAATATGCTAATCAGCGTGAATCAGAGTATAAAAAAGGCGTTTCTACTTATAAAGCTGAAGCTGATAGGGCTAAAGAGTATGAACAGGCAGTAGCGCCATTTGTACCTGACTTAGAAAGACGCAATATTAAGCCTGTACAGTACATTCAAAACTTGGCTAGGGCTGACCAAATTCTGACAAATGCGCCTTATGACCAGAAAGTACAAATTTTTCAAAGACTTGCACAAGAATATGGAATACAATTAAATGGTGAAAGTGTTGTTCAAGCACAACAGCTTGACCCATACACTCAACAACTGATGTACCAGTTAAATCAGGTAAATCAGGAAGTTTCATCTATTAAAGGTCGGTTTGCCCAAGAGGAAAATCAACGCTTAATGGGTGAAATTGAAAGAGTACGAAGTGATGTGGAGAAGTTTCCGCATTTTGATGTGGTAAGGGAAGAAATGGCTCAATTACTTGAGTTAGGGAAAGCCCAAGACCTAGAAACAGCTTACAAGAAAGCTGTGCGTATGAATGATGAAGTTTGGGCATTAGAACAGGACAGACTCCTGAAGGATTCCAAACAAGCGTTAATCAAAGCGCAGCAAGTACAGAAAGCGAAGGCGGCTGCGGTAAGTCCGAAATCTACTACACCTAGTGGAAAAGTGGCAGACTCAGGCGATAAAAAGGATAGACGCTCAATGATAGCCGAACAATTAGGCGAAGCAATGAGTCGTAGGGTTTAACTAATTAACATTTTTAAGGATAATAATCATGGCATTTGCTAACTCAGCAATCACCGATATTATCGCTACCACTATTCAAAGTCGTAGCGGTGATTTGGCAGATAACTTAACACAAAACAACGCAATTCTTACTCGTTTAAATCAAAAGGGTAACATTAAGCCTTTCTCAGGCGGTAATGTAATCCTCCAAGAAATTATGTACGATGATGCGTCAACCAACAACGCAAACTCCTATTCAGGATATGAAGTATTGAACATCGCTCCAGATAGCCCTATTTCTGCTGCTCAGTTCAAAATTGCACAGTACGCAGACTCAGTAACAATGTCTGGTCTAGAAATGTTGCAAAACAGTTCTAAAGAAGCAATCATCGACTTGTTAGATGGTCGTATGCAAGTTTCTGAAGCCCGTTTGCTTAACCGCATTTCTGGTGACTTGTACGGTGATGGTACTGGTAACGGTGGTAAGAACTTAGATGGTTTGGGCGCTGCTGTTGCAGTTTCTCCTACATCTGGTACTTACGGTGGTATTAACCGTGCTACTTGGACATTCTGGCAGAACCAAATCACTACTGGTGCTACTTCCTCAACAACCATCCTTGCTGCGATGACTACTGCTGCTATCAAGCAGATTCGTGGTACAGACAAGGCTGACTTAATTGTTGCTGGTAACACTTTGTATGGTTACTATGTAGGCGCTTTGCAAGCTATTCAGCGTATCGCTTCTGAGGAATCAGGCGCTGCTGGTTTTGCTTCATTGAAGTTCTACGGTGGTGGTACATCTGCTGATGTGGTATTAGGCGGTGGTTATGGTGCTCAAGAAACAGCTACATATATGTATATGTTGAACACCAATTACATCTTCCTACGCCCACATAAAGAGCGTAACTTTGTACCTATCGGTGGCGAGCGTCAGGCTATCAACCAGGATGCGATTGTAAAATTGTATGGCTGGGCCGGGAATCTTACAACTTCAAACAGCTTCCTACAAGGCTTGTTGACTGGTAGTTAATAAATAGGGGGAAACCCCTGTTTTAACAGTCTATTTAATTATTTAAGGAAAATATCATGGCATATTCAGTTCTTCCAATCGCAGGTGTTAATTTGACAGCACCTCAAACAGTAGCATCAGGCAGTTTGCCTTCATTTGGCCCATTAGGTGCAGAAACATTTGCATCAGATGGTAAGCGTTATGTTTACGGTCAAGCAGGTGTAGCTATTGCAGCATCTTCAGCAACCGTTGTAGTAAATGCTTCAACATTCCAAGCGACTTTGGGTGCTGGTTCATATTTCACAGCAGCTTCTATGGCTTCTGGTGACTATGGCTGGTTCTCTATTGCATCTGTTTAATCAACAGATAATGTAGTAAAAACTGGGACTCTCTCACAAGGGGAGTCCCTTTTCTTTTAACTGTAGTACCTAAACCACTTTAGGAGAATTAAATGGCTATTGATAGCGATGTTCAAGGTGCAGACGCACGACTAGCAGTCCAGTTCTATAAAAAGTCAGTAAAGCAAGATGACGAATCAAATGCTGCTGGCAGACCTATTTTTAAAGAATTCGACTTTGTAAGGATTATGATTCCTGGAGATAATCTGACAGAAATTGACACTTATGCCCAAGAATCACACAAAGCACGCTTTCCCCGTCAATGGGCGCATTATCAGAATCAAGTTGCAAACCATGAAAACATTGTTGGAACACCATTAGAACAATGGCCTCAGATTACTCGCAGTCAAGCTGAAGAATTGCGTGGACTTAAATTCCACACAGTTGAATCTATTGCTGACTGTTCTGACCAACAACTGCAAAGAATTGGCATGGTAGCTGGTATGTCACCCCATAATTTTCGCTTAAAAGCTAAGGCTTTCTTGAATTTAGCGTCTGATTCTGCCGAAGTAGCACAAAGACAAGAAGAATTAGAAGCATTACGCCAAGAAAATGCTAAAATTACAGCAGAAACAGATGCGAAGCTATCCAAAATGCAAGAACAAATGGAAGCGCTACTTGCGGCTGTTGCGGAAAAGACCCCAAAAACACGCAAAAACAAAGTAGCCGAGGCTTAATATGTCATCAACCATGCTCCAACTTGTGCAACAGGTATCTGCCGAGTTAAACCTCGCTGTGCCTACTTATGTTGCAGGTAATCCTTCTCAAGATACGCAACAAATCTTGGCATTGATGAATGGGGCTGGTTATGACTTATTAAAAGAGCACGATTGGCAAGCATTACAAGTCCAATATCGCTTTTACACTCAATCTATTACAGCTAACGCAACTACGGTCAATGGTTCTACTACATTGACTGTAGCACCTGCTACTAATATCTCTCTTGTTACAAGCCAATGGCAATTATCAGGGTATAACATCCCACAAGATACTTATGTAGTATCAGCAGATAACAACACAAAACAAGTAGTAATGAGTCAAGTTGCCTCTGGAAGTGGTACACAATCAGTAGTTCTTGCCCAAACAGCTTATGATTTGCCTGATGACTTTGAAACGATTACCGATAGAACTCAATGGGATAAATCCAAACATTGGGAAATGTTAGGGCCTGAAGATGCCCAACAATGGCAATGGCTAAAGTCTGGTTATATCTCAACTGGCCCTAGAGTTAGATGGCGCATATTGGATAATCAATTCCAAATATGGCCTATTATGAATACCCAAGAGTATTTAGGATGGGAATATCGCAGTAAAGGTTGGGCTAGAAGTGCTGCAAATGCTGTTAAAAACAGCTTTACATTAGACTCTGATACGACTGTATTTGATAATCGTGTTTTAGTGCTTTATACAAAACTCAAATATTTCCAAGTAAAATCGTTTGATACTACTGCGCTGCAACAAGACTATTTCCGTTACTTAAACATAGCTAAAGCTAATGACAAAGGTGCGCCTAATCTGTCATTTGCACCTTATCCTTCTAAGGTTCTTATTGGTTATGCCAATATACCTGATACTGGCTATGGTAGCTAAATATGGCAACAGCTAAACCAAATTCTGCTACAACTGCTTCAATTACAGCGCCTATAGGTGGGTGGAACGCTAGGGATTCTATTGCCCAAATGCCTGCTACTGATGCTGTAACACTTAACAACTTTTATCCTACTCCTACTGATGTTCAGTTAAGACTAGGATATACAAAGTATTCAACAGGCATAACAGGTCAAGTTAATACTTTAATGAACTATGCAGGGCCAACTACTCAAAAGCTATTTGCAGCAGCAGGCACAAAGATATATAACGCTGATACCTCTACTGCTACACAAGTAGTAACTAGCCTTACAAGCGACAAGTTTCAATATGTCAATATGTCCAACATTGGTGGGCATTATTTAACAGCCGTAAATGGTACAGACGCTAATTTAGTCTATAACGGCACAACTTGGATTACAACAGCTAATACATCAACTGCCCAGACAATTAGCACTATTACCCATGTGGGCGCAGTAGCAACAATGACTACAGCCTCAGCACATGGTCTAGCAACAGGAAATCAAATTACAGTAACAGGTGCTACATCAAGCGACTATAACGGCACATTTATTGTTACAGTAACAGGCACTACAACGCTAACATACACAATGTTAACTACTCCTGTGGCTAATGCTACTGTAGTAGGAACATATACCGTTGCGTTATACATTACTGGTGTGGATTCTAAAAATCTTATCAATGTAAACTTGTTTAAACATCGCTTGTATTACACCGAGAAAAACAGCATGAAAGTATGGTATTTACCTACTGATGCTATTGGTGGCGCTGCTTTATCACTTGATTTTGGTGGTATTGCCCGTATGGGTGGCTACATTCAAGCAATGGGTACATGGACTATTGATGCTGGACAAGGTGTTGATGACTATGCTGTGTTTGTAACTAATAACGGTGAAGTCATTGTTTATAACGGCACAGACCCTTCTGACCCTGCCGCTTGGGCATTAAAAGGTGTTTGGCAATTAGGACAAACATTTAGTCGCAGATGCTTTTTAAAATGGGCTGGTGACCTTTTATTGCTTACTCAAGATGGTTTAGTACCACTCGCTTCTGCACTTCAATCTAGCAGATTAGACCCTAGAGTTAACATTACAGATAAGATTTATTTTGAAATTTCAAGAGAAATTAGCCTTTATTCTGCTAATTTTGGTTGGCAAATAATATATTTTGCTAGTCCTAATATGTTGCTTATTAATGTGCCTTCAGATGAAGGAATACAGCAATATGTCATGCACACTATCTCTAAAGCATGGTGTAGTTTTACTGGAATTAACGCTACTTGCTTTGAATTAAGCTACGATAACCTATTTTTTGGTGGGAATGGCTATGTAGGTCAATTTTGGAATGGCTATAGCGATGATGGCGCAAATATTAATGCTTCAGTACAACAGGCTTATAGCTATTTTGATGCACCAGGACAGTTAAAACGCTATACATTAGTGCGCCCTATTATTCAAACAGATAATGGTTTTCCAAGCGTTTTATGTGGTATTAATGTCGATTTTGATTATCAAAACCAATTAGGACAAATTGCATTTAACCCTGCTAGTACTGATTTAGGCACTTGGGATAATGCCAAATGGGATGCTAATACATGGGGTGGAAACCTTAGTATTAACCGTATTTGGCAAGGAGTTACAGGCTTAGGATTCTCGGCTGGTATTAATATGAGTATGGCTTCACAAGGAATTGATGTGCATTGGGTATCAACAGACTATGTGATGGAAAAAGGCGGTGTGCTTTAATTAAGAAATAAGCTATAAATCAAGTTATAATTGGTTCAGCCGATTCCTTGGTTATAGTCAAAAAACTTTGAGGAATTAACATGGCAACAAATACAGGATTAAATGGCTTAGGTTTATCTTGGGGTGGTGGTACACAATCTCCATTTGGAAACCCTTATAACACTCAAGACCCTTGGTCTAATGCAGCATATAACACAGCATTAGGTAATCAAGCTGGCGCACAATACGCTACCTCTGCTAATAGAGTTAATCAAAATACGCCTTATGGTTCTTTAAACTATAGTCAAAGCACAGATGCTAATGGCAATCCAGTATGGACAGCAAATCAATCTTTAAGCCAGCCATTACAAGATTTAACTAATTCATCATTAGCTGGTTTGCAAGCAAGTCAAGCAAATCCTATGTATGGTATTAATCCAGGACAAACTTATTCTGACGCTATTATGCAACGCCTTGCACCGCAACAACAACATCAATCAGAATCATCTGATGTGCAATTAGCAAATCAAGGAATTATGCCTGGTTCAGAAGCCTATAATCGTGCTAAAACATTGCTTGGTCAAACACAAAACGATGCCAGAACAAGCGCTATTGTGGGTGGTATGCAAACAGGTTTACAAGCAACTCAAGCACAAAATCAAACTGCGGCTAATATTAAGTCTTTATCAACACCTAATTATGTAAACCCATACACTCAAGCTGCTGTTGCTGGGCCTGATTATTTAGGTGGTGCTGGTCTATCTAATCAAAACGCTATTTCTAACCAAAATATGCAAAATGCTTCTTCTGCTAATTTGCAAAATGGTTTGTTTGGTTTAGGCGGCACAGCTTTAACGGCTTACGCATTAAGTTAATATGGCTGATTTAGCATCCTCACTCAGAAGTTCTGCACCATCGCTTGATGAATTAAGCGCTGCTGGTGGCATGACTGATGTCAATGGCGATACAACATACCAATACAAAGATGCTAGTGGTGGTACTGTTACTGTAGATTCTACAGGTAAATCTGTAGGATATACCCCAACACAATCTTGGTATCAACAACAATATGCTGCACATCCTGATGCAATTCGCTCAGGAATGAATAATGAACAATATTTAGCTCTTGGCCCATTAGACCAAACTTATAATCTTAATGGTCAAAATGTACCTATTACTGGTGCTTATGAGTATCAAATAGACCCTAAAACTGGGGCGCTTTCTAACACTCCAGTTGATAGAAAACAAAGTAGTAACTTTACAGACTGGGCTACAACGCCTGCTGGTGCATTAACTCTTGCTGGTACTGTTTTAGGCGGTGCTTATGGTGCTAGTGCATTGGCTGGTGAAGGTGCTGCTGGTGGTGCTTCAAGTGGCTTTGGTATAAACCCTGCTGCTTCTACTGGAACTTTTGGGTCATTAACTTATCCTGCTGCTGGTAGCACATTTGGTGCTTTAGGTGGTGCGGCTTCTCCTGCTGGCATTGCTGCAACTGAAGCGGCTGCGGGTCTTGGATTAGGGTCTGGTACAACTGCTGGTTTAAGCGCATTGCAAAAAGCCCAATTATTGCGTATGGGTGTAAATTCATTAGGCAAAATGACAGGTGGCACAGGTGGTGGCGGTTATAGCACAATGGCGGGTGGAACTGGTGGCATGACTGCTTATCAGCGTCAAAATCCATATTTAAGCACATCACAACAAAATACTGTACCTGACACAACAACAGCATCATTAATTAATTTGTTAAGAGGTCAAAATGGCTGATATTACAAGCGCTGATTTAACAGCATTACAAAACCCTTATGCAGAAGAACTTGTAGGCTTAAATCGCCAGCAAGCATTAGCGCAAATGCTTTTGCAACAAGGTCAACAACAGCCACAAGGTCAAATGATTAGTGGTCGCTATGTAAAGCCTAGCCCATTACAAGGTGTTAATAACCTATTGCAAACAGCAGCAGGTTTGTATGGTCAAAAACAAGCAGAAAACAAACAATTAGAACTTGCAAAACTTGTAAGACAAAAAGAAGGTGAAGCTGTTAATGCTTATACATCTGCAAAAACGCCACAAGAACAGTTTGCCGCAGCAACAAGTCAATACGCTCCAAGTTATTTAAAATCTGCTGCAACAGAGTTTTTAAAGCCACAAAAATTAGGCGAAGGCGAAACAATAAGTCGCATGAATTTTGGTACAGGTCAATTTGAGCCTATGGCGCAAGGTGGAGAAAAGAAAACTGAGGCTATTCGTGGGTATGAAATGGCTAAGTCACAAGGTTTCCCTGGTAGTTTTTTTGATTATGAACAACAATTAAAGCGTGCTGGTGCTTCTAATGTAAGCGTAAGTATGGATAAAGGTATTGCCGCACAAGTTGGCCCAATGATGAAAGAAGGTCAATTACAAGCTACTAGCGCTGTTAAAGGTATAGATGCTGCAAATCAAGTTATTAATGCTTTGGATACTAATAAATTGTTTACTGGGCCTTTGGCTAATCAAAAATTAAGTATTGCACAATTAGGCACTACATTTGGTGGTGCTTCTGGTGATTTGACACAAAAAATTAATAATACTCGTGCCGCTATTCAAGGACTTGCTGAGATTACATTGCAAGGTCGTCAAGAAATGCACGGTCAAGGCGCTATTACTGAATCTGAAGGCAAATTGGCTGAAAGGGCTAAATCAGGAGATATAAGCCTTACTCCTGGTGAATTAAAGCAACTTGCTAATGCTGCTAAAAGGGCTGGAGAGTTTACTTATAATAATTACCAGACTAAATTACAAATTATGTCTAAAGACCCTGCTACTGCTCAAATGGCCCCTTATTTTGCAGTTAATCAAATGCCACCAAGGCAAGCCCCACAACAAGTACAACAAGTACAACCTAATGCTAATCAACAACTTAATATTCCATCAGCTAATGGTTGGTCTGTAATAGGTGTTAAATAATGACTCAATACACAGTACAAGCTCCTGATGGTAAAGAAATTACATTAGAAGGCCCTGCTGGTGCTTCACAAGAAGATGTTATTGCACAAGCACAAAAACTATATCAGCCTAAAGCTAGTGTAGAAGTTTCTGCTGCTCCTGCTGCACAATTTGGTGAAACTGGTGGTGGTGCTGCTACTGGTAAACCATTATTAGTTAATCGTACTAATGTACAGCCAGAACCACGCCCATTAGAGTCTGCAATGGCTGGACTTACTAAATCAATGGTAGATGTGCCTGTTGCTGCTTCTCAACTAGCAACAGGTGGTAATTTAGGAACAAGTCAATTAGCCCAAAGATTAGGGCAACAAGCTAGTGCTTATCAAGAAGCTAATCCTATATCTTATGGCGCAGGTAGAATAGCTGGAATGATTGCGCCTGCAATGGCTGGTGGTAGTGCTATAGGCGCTATTCCTTCTTTTGCTAAATCTGCACCATTAATGCAAAATGCTGCTTTAGGTGGTATTTCTGGAATGTTAACACCTGAAGAAACAGGTAAAACAGGTCAAGAATTATATAAAGAACAAGTAAAACAAGGCGGTATTGGAGCTACTATTGGCGCAGCAATAACTCCATTTCAAAAGTTAGCAGGAATATTGCGTGGGCCAGAGCAACCAGCACAAATGGCTGGTGCTGTACAAAAAGCTAGAGATGTAGGATATGTAATTCCCCCTACACAAGCAAGAGGTGATATTGCCAATCGTTTAATGGAAGGTGTAGCAGGAAAGATTACTACTGCTCAAAATGCTAGTGCAAGAAACCAAGAAATTACCCATAAGTTAGTAGCAAAGTCTTTGGGACTTCCTGAAGATGAAGTTATCCTTCCCGAAGTATTAAAAGGATTGCGTCAAACTGCTGGTGAATCTTATGCTAAATTGGAAAATATTGGCAAAATTACCCCAGGAAAAGAATATACAGAAGGACTTAATAAGATTGCTGGTAAAGCATTAAAAGCACAAGAAGGCTTCCCTAATGCTCCCGCTAGTCCTGTTGTTGCATTAATAGATTCTTTAAAATCCCCATCTTTTGATTCTTCTGCTGTTATTGCTAAGATTAGTGATTTAAGAAATACAGCTAATAAGGCTTATGCTTCAGGAGATACAGATTTAGGAAAAGCTAGTAAAGATGCTGCTGCCTTGCTTGAAAATACCATTGAAAAACATTTAAAAGATACTAATGATATTTCTTTGCTTAAAGAATTTCGTGATGCAAGACAATTAATTGCTAAATCTTATTCTGTAGAAAAGGCTTTAAATCCAGCTTCAGGAACAGTAGATTCAAGACAATTAGCTGCCCAATTAAAGCGTGGTAAACCATTATCAGAAGAATTAAAAACTGTAGCTGAGTTTGCTAGTCAATTTCCAAAGGCTTCTCAAGTTACAGAAAAAATGGGTAGCTTGCCACAAATTAGTCCTATAGATTATGGATTGGGTGGATTGGCAGCATTATTAACTAACCCTATGGCTATTGCTGGCGTTGCTGCTAGACCAGCTTTAAGGGCTGCTGCATTATCTAATCCTGTTCAAAATAGCTTAATTCAGGGTGCTAAAATGACGCCTGACCAAGCAAATTTAGCTAAATTATTAAGTATTAGAAGCCTGCAAACTGGCTACAAAGGAGCAACAAATGAGTAGAAACGGTAGCGGTACATATAGCTTACCTACGGGTAATCCAGTAGTTACAAATACTACAATTAGCTCTACATGGGCTAATACAACGCTATCTGACATTGCAAACGCATTATCAGGAAGCATAGCTGCTGACGGTCAAACTACCGCTACTGGCAATCTTCAGATGGGCAACAATAAGATTACTGGATTAGCAAATGGCACAGCATCTACAGACGCAGTATCTTTAGGTCAGCTATCAGGCATGATTCGCCAGACTGTTGTTGCTACATTTAATGCCCAAAGCACAACAACTTCTGCTAGTTTTGTTAATACTTCTGTTACTGCATCTATTACTCCTAGTAGCGCATCTAGCAAAATCTTAGTTCTTTTTTCTTCTTCTGCTTACATTTACAACTATGACAATGAACAAAACATTGACATTTATAACGGCACAGCAGAAGTAACAGGTAGCTATCGTATTAATAAAGTGTATTTGCCTATTGAGGGCGCATCACAAGAAAATAGAAACCCATTCTCAATTAATGTGATTGATAGTCCTGCAACAACTTCTGCCGTTACTTATACAGTACGCCAGCGTTGCACAAACGGTTCTTCTGCTTTAGTTGCTGTTGGTTCAGGTGATACTGGTTCTTCTTGCATTATTTTGATGGAGATTTTGTAATGGCTACGATGGCACAAGCAATACAGGCATTAGCGCCTAGCGCACAATTTAGTATTTTTGGCGAAGATTACAGCACTTTAGTATGGTTATCGCCTGAGATTACACAGCCTACTGAAGAAGCTGTAGTAGCGGAACAACTTGTATTAGATGAACAAGCACCTTTAAATGCTTGTAAAAACAAAGCAAATTCATTGTTATCTGCAACAGATTGGACAACTATTCCTGATGTTGCTAATCCTGCTGTTTCTAATCCTTATTTAATGAATCAATCTGTTTTTGCATCATATAGAAGCACAATTCGTCAATTAGCTGTATATCCTGTAGCTAATCCTACATGGCCAACAGTACCTACAGAACAATGGAGCGCCTAATGTTTATCGTATCTTGGTTATTTGACAGATTAGGCTATATGCCTAAAGTAAGTGTTGAATCTACATGGCCTTTCCCTGCTACGCAAAAAGATTATGTAGCGCCTGAATTTGAAAAAGTTGTTAAAAAGACAGTTAAAAAAGCAACTACCCGTAAACCTAAAAAATGAGTATTGACATGGCTGACGATTTTGATATGTTTAAATTTGGTGGCTTGGTCAATCAAGTTGAGAATCTACAAGCTAAAGTGGACTCAATGGATAGGGACATTAAAGAATTATTAGAACTTGCCAATAAGTCAAAAGGCGGTTTTTGGATGGGGATGACAATCGCTTCTATTGTTGGCGGTTTTATTACTTACATTACCAGTTTTTTATTTCACAAATGAAGCGTATGCGTCAATCGAGGACTATGTGGTTCTCGCTTGCGTTGGTTATTTTTGGTGCTTTATTTGATAATTTTTCATATTTGCAGTCAGTTATAAGCGAAAGATACTATGGCGTATTGCTGGTTGGCATTGGTATTATTGTGGCTATATTGCGTTTTCTTACTACTGGGCCTGTAGAATGAACTACATCTTATATCCGTTTTTAGTCATTATTAACCTAATTGGCACAGCGTTAACTTATCCATTAGCACCATTAATCGTGCTATTTAAGTCTAATCAAGTAGGTTGGTTAGACAACGCTACAAAGCAAGGAAATGGGCCAAGATTATTTAAGTTTTTGTCATGGTTTCAAACTCCAGACAATAGCTTAGATGGTGACCATACTTTTCAAAATTTATTTCCCCCTAGTTGGTGGTCAAGATGCCATTGGTTATGGAGAAATCCTTTCTACGGCTTTGCCGTAAAAACCTTTGATGGTTCTACAGGAATGAGCTATTCAGGCGATTTAGACTGTAGCCCTACAAAACCTGGTCATATCCTTGTTAAAGGTCATGGTCTATTTCAATGGGTTTATTACAAGAAATTAGGTTCTAAGTGTTTATATTTAAACTTTGGCTGGAACATCAAGGCCCTCGTAGAACCAGGGTTTATTACTCCTACACAATGGGTTGACAATACCGCACTTATAAAAGATTACCCTGCTACTTTTGCTTTTTCACCAAGGATTGTTTAATGTTTCCATTGCCTATAAGTACATGGATTATGGCTGGTTTAAGCGTTATAGCTTTAGCTGGTTTTGGTTATGGAAAATATCAACATAACAAATATGTTAATTTTAAAGTAGAAGTCGAGGCTATTGCCAAAATACAAGAAGCCCATGTCGAGTCAATCCAAAAACAACACGCTTTAGTCACTAAAGGAATCGCCAATGAATACGATGCAAAAATTGCTGCTTTGCGGAATTATTACAAATCTACAAGCGTGTGGAACAGTAACAGCAGTCAAGTGTCAGGACTTTCCACTACCCCCAAGTCAGTTGATGTTATCACCGCCTACAATGTTCTTGCTGGCTCCTGCTCAGAAACAACCCAACAAGTAGTTAGTTTGCAAGAATGGATAAACGCCCAAATAGGCATTAAATGAACAATTTTAAAGAGTGTTTAGCATTAGTTTTAAAGTCTGAAGGTGGTTGGACTGGCGCACAAGGCCTTAAAGGTGACCCAGGCGGAGAAACGAATCTAGGCGTTACTAAAGCGGTTTGGGAAGAATGGGTAGGTCATCCTGTTAATAGTATGAAAAACCTTACTCCTGACCTTGTAGCACCTTTATATGAACAAAGATACTGGAGGCCTTGCTATGGAGAAGTATTACCTAGGGGACTCGACTTGCTTAGTTTTTCAATGGCAGTTAACGCAGGCCCAGGCAGAAGCGTTAAATTGCTTCAACAATCTCTTGGATGTGTACCTGACGGAGTTATTGGCCCAGCAACAAGAAGCCTTATTCTCGCAACTAATAGTGCAACTCTTATCTCAAAATTCTCAGAAACTAGGCGGGAATACTACCGTTCATTAAAGACATTTCCTATCTTTGGTGCAGGATGGTTAAAGCGTGTCGATAATGAAGAAAAAGAAGCATTAAATATGTGCAAGAACGGTTAAAGCGCTTTTGCGTAATTCTTGTGTAATTCATAACGCTTTTGTAAAGCAACAAAACAAGCATCTTTAAAATCTGTGTAATGACCAAAATGGTATTTTTTCCCATTTAATGCTATTTCAACAGCCCATTTATTTGCGTCTTTTCTCCAATGCACACCTTTAACACCTGATTTATTGTTAATTGGTTTTTGTTTATTATGTGCGTTTTGACTTTTAGTGGCTTCTCTTAAATTTTCAATTCTATTGTCATTTCTTATTCCATTTATATGGTCAACCTCAAAAGGAAAATATCCATAATGATAGAAGAATATAAGTCTATGACCTCTGTATCTTTTTTTATCAACTTTAATATGAACATAACCATCTTGGTTTAATGTTCCAGCTTTAGTACCAGCTTTTATGCTTTGTCTTGCATTTTTCCAGTATAAATTTCCATTTTCGTAATCAAAAGTTTCTTTTAATTTTTGTTGGGATATAATTTGGTCAGCCATGCAATACCTCTATATTGTGGTGGTCAGAAACCCCTATGTAGCGAAAACTACTAGGGGTTTTCGTTATTATATCAAAAACGGGTAATTATTAAATAAGCCACTAAAGCTAGTGTTGTTAATACCCCTAAAACACTCCAAAACACGCTGTATTCGCTTTCTTTTGGCTTAGTAATAGCTACACACCAATCATCTGTTTTAAACGCTTCTGCCATTGAATTAGGGGTTTTACGACAACTGCGAATTACAAAGTCTGAATAGTTCATTTCTCTTGTGCCTTTTTTAGTATTGCTCTAGCAAATTCAACATAACCAAATCTTTCTCCTTCGAGTCTTTGATGTATATGTTCTTTAGCTATATCAATTATTTCCTCATCTGTTAGTGTCTTTAGCTGTGGCGAGCAAGTATGAATAGAATCACCAGTAACTTTTTGACCGCAAGCAGAACAAGCAGTCCATACATCAATTAAAGTAATTGTGCCGTCATGGTTATTTTTAATCATTTCTCTTGTGCCTTTTTTTCTAATTGATGTACTTTGCTCATTGCCTGTGTTGCCAAGTTGTGCATATCTTTGTACTTGCGTTTCCATTCTTCTATTTCAAGTGCTTGCTGTTTAACAATGCTTTCTGCAAGCCCAAATTGGCGCAACATATTGGCGGCTTTACCAACTAAATGCTCAGATGTATAGGGTTTTTGTCTAGACTTATCTAATTCATCAGCTAGTTCATTTGCAGTCATACATTTCCTCGTAAGTTAACCAAGGTTTAGACACTAATTTGTAGCCAAAGATATACCATAATGGCCCACTAGACACTTCTACAATGCGTCTTTTGCTTTCAATGGCGACTAGCTTTTCAAGAGTGTGCGTAATGTGATTTTTATACTTAAACATTTCTTTAAAAGCAGATTTAGGTCTATATCTCATATTGTTAGCCCATTTTCATTAACAGTAACTTGCATAGGGTCAGATTCATGCACAGCTAACAGATTAGCGCCTAATGGGTATAGTTTGTAACCATGTTCTGTTAAGGCTGCATCTAAACTTGTACACTTTGCTACTTCAATAAACAGCACAGGATGGCACTCATCTATGACTTTCCATGCGCCAGCTAATACTTCTTCTTCCATGCGTTCTACATCAATCTTAATCAAGTCGCATCTTTGCAAGCCTATAGAGTCTATTGTTACTAGACCAATTTGTTTTTTGCTAGTAACTTCTTGACCAATATCTTCTTTTTCTGGATGGTCTTTTAACTCTAAAGAACCATAAGAAGAAGGCTTAAAATAATTGGGTTCTGGAATCGTTAAGCTGCCATTTTCTGCGCCAACTGCTAAATTTTTAGCCGTGACATTAAAACAGTTGTTTATAGCGATATTTCCGCACAAAGCATAGTAAATCTTTTCTTGGGCTTCTAGGCTAATAATATGACCCCAAGTTGTCATTAATCTACCCCAAGATACTGTATGTACACCAATATTTGCACCGCAATCTATTGCTATTACGCCATCACCAAAGTTTTCACGCCTTTTTTGCAAAATAATCTTTAAAAAATCTACTTCATTTGCATCGTAACTACCTGTATTTAATAAAGAAAATCCTACTCCAAAGCCTTTACCATCTTCTACCATCTTATAGTCGTTTTTATTAAGAATAAGAGTACCTTGGTTAGTTGATGTAACTACAAATGCAATAGGGTTCATTCTGCTTCCTTAGATTTAAGATAATTTTTTAACGCTTTATCATCTTCTTTAAAGATTTTGTTAAATAAGTTATGGGTTGGCATCCTGACTGTATGGTCGTGAAATCTGCCATGCAAAACATAATAAGAAAATGCCCTACAAGCTAATTCATACTCTTGACAGTCTGTTTTTTGACTGCAATGGTCACAAGGGGCTTCACCCTCAAATACACTACTAATATATGTTTGCATAAATCCCCAATTAAAAGTAGCAGGTCATGTCTTTTTAGTTTGAAATCCCAAAGGGCCATAAAGCTGAATAGTGTCAAGACCTGCTATGTAAGTAATTTATTAAAGTTTCATGCACTTTGACATAAGGATATACCCTATGTTTGTTGTAAAAAAGAGACAAAAAGGCGACCTACTTGCTTCTTTACGCTTTCGGTCATTGGAAGGTGAGGCTGACTCTCGTGTGAAGGAGTAATGGAAGGGGAAACCAAGCCAGCCTCGTAATTAGTTTAACTTATTTTTCAATTTATAAATATTTACCAAATTTAGAAACATCTGGTAGCCATCTCTAAGGTCTTGCTCGCTATGTTCATAAATAGCGACTACATTTGTTTCACCATTGATATAGACATTAGCGCATCGTGCAGATGGGGCTAAAACCTCTCTATACGCTGCAAGCTGTAGTGTATGCTCTAGGTAGGGTGTTAAATCACCAGGGAATTTCTCCGTGGTTTTGAAGTCAATAACGACCCCAGAGAAGTCATGGTGTGGCTTGCAATACAAATCGCATTTACCACCATATCCTTCTGCTGCGTTAACTAAACTCTGTTCAGGAATCCATAACTGCGCCCCAAAATGGGCCGTTATAGCCTCATCTACAGTTTTGACATACGCTGGCATATCTGGCACATATTCTTGCGAATAGTGGGCTTCTATCCAATCGTGGATAATTGTGCCTCTATCAGCAGCTTCACGACTTTTGCGCTTGGCTAACTCTAATATTCTAGAAATCCAAGATTTTTCATCTTCCCCATCTAATCGTGGGTTTTCTGTAGCAGCATACAAGACTTGGGTTTGTTTCCAAGTGTCAAGTCCAGCTTTAGATAATTGGCTGTTAATTGTAGAAACGGAAGGTACGAGAGTGCCTGGTGCTGCTTTTGCATCTCGCAAAGTTGTATTGCGTTCTTTTCCATTTTTACCTGTAGTTGTATAGCGTGGTGAGCCTGTAACGGCACAGTACCAATGTTCTGACATTTATTTCCCCTTTAAATGCTTATTTAAGTAATTCTAAAATTGCTTCTCTATCTATTTCAGTAATGCACATATCAGCGCATACCTGAATCACATCTTTGAGTATTAACTCTAAATCTATGGGTTCAAAAGAAATTAACCTTCTTTCTTCATCTACCCCATAGGCTTCCATTGTAATAATGGCCTTTTCGCCAATAACATCTTTGATGTGACTCAGCATGGCTATCTCCTAGAAAGGAACATCATCTTCAATGGTATGGCGCTGAATTTCATCGCTACCAGCAGACTTAAATCCTACTGGTGCTTTTTCTTTGCCAATCGCAATGCTAAAAAACTTGCCTTTTTTACCTTCTTTAATCCAACTCGAAAGGTAATGTTCTTTACCATTAACCATAATCGAACCCGTGTAATCAGGGTGATTTTCCGTTGTTTTGCGGTCATTTTTGAATAAACTCCCCGAGCCTTCTTTTGGAATATAAGACATTAGATTTCCTTTGCTTTAACTACTGCTGGTTTAAATTCTGTTTTGTTTGATGCTGTATTGCCGTCATCGTCAGCTTGGACAATTCCTAAGAAAGCCGTCAAAGCGCCTCTACGCATATAGGTAATAGCTGCTAAACAGCCGTGAGCATCTTGTTTTGCAACTGGTATAGACATTTCTTGCTCAATCCATTCTCCAGACGCATGGCAAAGGCGTGTTACTAGCCACATACGGCCCTCGAAATAGTTTCCAGGCATTTGTATAACAGATAGCCCATTGGCAGATAAAAGAGAACGGCAAGAATCCCAAACACTCTCCAAATCAGCGTATTTAGACTTGAAGAACGGATTTGCAGAATCTTTGGTCGCATAAGTAAGTTGTCCTTGAACAATGGATAGTGCTTTTGCTAAGTTAGCAATGCTTTCAGATTGACTCATTTTGCACCTCTAATTGTTGGAAAAGACTCAAGAGGATTTCCAAAAATACCACCAAAATCTTCAAATACAGACTGAAGCAATACATTGCGTTTGTTGTTAGGTTTGCCACAAGCTGCACGAATGACATCAATATCGTCTTGTGCTAACTCTGTGCCAAATTCCATGTTTTGAAGCGCTATTTCTAAGCGTTCTTCCATTTCTAGCATTACTTGGTTTAATTCAGACATTTAAGTTCCCCTTAAATACATAGCGAAATTGCTATAAGTAATACTTTAAACCATAATTTAAAGAATTGCAACAAGTGTTGTAAAAATAATACTTTGGGGTTAAACTTGCGTAATGAACCTTAATCTTACTCACCAGCAAATGATAAGTCTTTTGGGCGGTGTTAAAGCCGTTAGCAAAAGAACAGGCGTGTCAGTTCAAGCAGTTAATAAATGGAAGCTACAAAACGCTATTCCAGTTGATAAGCTAATGATGCTTGCAGCCCTTATCGAAAAAGAATCGCATGGCTTAGTAACTCGCCAAGATATGTTTCCTAAATCATGGTTATGGGTCTGGCCTGAAATTGTGCCAAAAAACAACAGTTTTATTGAAAGAGAATAATGTAGAATTACTTTCCTTTCTTGAGGCTCTAACGACATACCAGGGGAAAGGAATCACAGCGCTACTGGGGGTAATGGTTGAAACAGCGCAATATAGGTGGCGAAGATAGTGCCTATACCATGCAAGACTGTCGGGTGATGCGATTCCTCAATGGAAGCATTTGAAGGCAAACCTAGGTAGGCTAGGTGTGCTTAAACCTCTTGGAATTACTATTAAAGACCTTACTAACACCTATAGGTACTAATAACATAACCTAACTAATACCTATAAGTACCATAAATACAACATTAGGGAAAATACTTAGTGACAATACCAAAAAACAGTACGAAACTGTTATTACTCAATAACGAGTAACAAAGGGGAATTAAATGAAAACATATAAGTGGACTGTAGAATTTGAAATTGCTGAAACATGGGTAGAGGATGGTTTTAATATTGACCAAGACCGTGCTACTGACATAATTGCTAATGCACTTCCTTACGCTAATGGTGAAGAATTTAAAGCAACAGTTTTAAAAGCTCCAACCGAAAAAACAATTCGTAAAGCACAAGGTTACACAAATTAATTAACAGCCCCTACAGGGGCAATTTTTAAAGGGGTTTAAAAATGAAAGACTTATTAGGCGCTTGTTTATTAGGTGCAATATTAGGTGGTATGTTTGCATACGGAATACCAGCTAAAGCACAAACTTATCAGATGACAAACCCACAAGGTTACAGTCAAGGTACAGTACAGATTCAAGGAAACACAGCCCAATTTGTAAACCCTATGGGTTACACCACTCAGACTGCTACTATTTACCCTAATCAGATTGTATTTACAAGCCCAAGTGGTTATACAACTGGCGTAGTAGGTACACCGCAATACACAACACCAGCTAGTCCATCTACACCTACAAGCCCACGCACCCTACAATAGGAGAGGAGAATGTTTGATGAATTTTGGTCTATTTATCCACGCAAAGTTAATAAAGCAGTTGCACGAAAGTGCTGGCAACGACTTACAGAAGCACAACAGCTTATGGCTGCAAAAGCTATTAGCGTACATTGCGACTACTGGAAAGCAAAAGAAACTGAGTTAGAATTTATACCCCATGCAAGCACTTGGCTTAATGGTGAGCGCTATGAGGATGAATTGGTAATAGAACCTAAGAAAGAAAAAGTTGACAAAAAGTGGATGTTTTCTAACGAAGGTATTGAGGCCAAAGCAAGAGAGCTTGGGGTATTGGGTACAGGCTACGACTCTTATGACAGCCTTAAACGAAAATGTATGAGAAAACTAAACATCGCTGTGGCGTAAGACAGTTATGCAAATGGCGTAAAGAATGGGGTTTAAACAAGTTTAGACTTTATCTTACTAAACATAAACTTGACGATAAGCTACTTCAAGATTTTTATACGCAATATGAAAAAGGCAACAGGGGAGAAATAAACAAATGGCTTTAGATAAAATATTAATTGCAATGACAGGATTTTCTTATTGCATAGTCGCAGTTATTCAGCTTAAAAAAGGGTCTATACCTAACGCAATGATTTGGGCTGGTTATAGCTTTAGTCAAATTGGACTTTGGATGGCGCTAAAGTGAATGGAAAACTTAAATGAGTTGGCTCTTTTCGCAGGCGCTGGTGGAGGAATACTCGGTGGACATCTTCTTGGATGGAGAACAGTTTGTGCCGTTGAATGGGAACAATACCCAGCAAGCGTATTGTGCGCCAGACAAAATGACGGGCTTCTCCCGACTTTCCCGATTTGGGATGATGTACAAACCTTTGACGGAAAACCTTGGCGAGGAATTGTTGATGTCGTATCTGGCGGGTTTCCATGCCAGGACATTAGCGCAGCAGGAACGGGGGGGGGAATTACTGGAAGCCGAAGTTCAATGTGGGGAGAGATGGCAAGGATTATTGGCGAAGTTAGACCAAAATACGCTTTTGTGGAAAATTCCCCAATGCTCACTATTAGAGGACTTGGAACAGTCCTTAGAGATTTGGCCACGATTGGGTACGATGCGGAATGGTGTGTGTTGGGAGCAGACTCAGTTGGATTGCCACATAGACGAGAACGAATTTGGTTGTTGGCTTCCGACTCCAACAGTAAGCATGAAAAACGGATGTTCAAGCAAAAGATACCTAAATTCAAAGGATTACCGAGGCTCAATGCCTATGGAGTGGATAAGAGTGAGCAAGGATTGCGCTCAATACTTTCACCCGGATTATGCCGAGCTTGTAATGGACTTCCCGGACAAATGGACAGACTTAAAGCCGTTGGAAATGCACAAGTACCAAGAGTGGCTGCAAAAGCCTTTGAAATCTTAATAGAAAGATTGCAAAATGAAAGACCCAAATGATGCTATCGACTTTATCTTTAAGACAGCGCCAGCGTACGCTAAGGCAAAAGGAGAACTTGCACAACTCGAAGCGTTTAAATCAAGCCTTAAGGCTATCAAGATGGCTGAAACTAACGAACAATCTCTTGGGGCGCAGGAGCGTGAGGCTTATCGAAGCGAAGATTATCAGAATCTATGCAAAGCGATTGGACACGCTACGGAACAGGCAGAAGCACTTAAATGGCAATTAGTTGCCGCTCAACTTAGAGTAGAAATTTGGAGAACTGAACAAGCTAGTAACAGGGCTTTTGATAGAATGGTAAAATAAACAAAACCCCTAAAGGTCAGCAAACCAATAGGGGCTTCTAATCAAATCAATGGAAAGATTGACATGACTGCACAAATTTTAACCCAAGAATACTTACATACGCTTTTTGAATACAAAGATGGAATTTTGTATTGGAAAGAAAACCGTGTTGCAAATAAAATAAAAGGCAAAAAAGCTGGTTGCCTTGATGGAAAAGGTTATTTGCAAACAAAAATTAGCAATGTTTTGCACAAAAATCATAGAATTATTTTTATGATGTTTAATGATTTTTTACCAAAGTCAATAGACCATATTGACGGGAATCCTTTAAATAACAATATTAAAAATTTAAGAGAAGCTACAAATTCACAAAATATAATGAATGCAAAAATTTCATCAAATAACACATCGGGATTTAAAGGTGTTGAATGGAATAAAAGATTAAAACGATGGACAGTAAGATTGCAAGTTAACGGAAAAAGAAAGTATTTTGGATGTTTTAAAAATATTGATTACGCTAAATTTGTTTCTGAAGCCATGAGATATAAATATCACCAAGAATTTGCGAGAACAAAATGACCGATTACTCAGAAAACTACCTTAAACTTCAAAGACTTATGAAATCTTATCATAATGCTACACTTAAATGTGATTATGAATTAGCTACACAATTAGCCCATGAGTTATCAGAAGAAACTATTAAATTAGAGTTTGCTACTTATGACCAGATAAGAAAACAATGGTTAAGTTAATGCGTAATATGTTTGCAAAACATCAAGACTACGCAGACTTTAAAGGATTGATTGCTACTAACCCTGGTTTTGTACCATGTGATTTAGATGGTATTGCAGAGCGCAATGGGCAATTTCTAATAATGGAATGGAAACGCCCAGGCGAAAAGGTTAGTGATGGACAAAGAATTATGTTGCAAGCTCTTGCTGCTAAACCTAGCTTTATGGTGGTTATTATCTATGGTAATACTGATACTGAAACTATAATAGATTCATACTGGTTACTTACACCTGAAGGCAAACCTGTAAAATCAGGAATAGGGTTTGAGTCTTTCAAACAGTTTTATAGAGATTGGTATGCACTAGCAGATGGCAACTAAAGCAGAAAAAGACAATTATGCAAAACTGGCACGACTGGGCTGTATATTGTGCAAACAAACAGATGTGCGAAACCTTGACGATTCCCCTGTTGAAATGCACCACATCAGAAGATATGGAGGTAAAAGAAGCCTTGCACCTGTCATCCCTTTGTGCGCCATTCATCATCGACTTGGCGATACCAGTATTCACCAGCTTGGACATAAAGGGTTTGAAAAGCATTGGGGTTTCTCTGAAGAAGATTTGTTAGCCCTAATATGAATGACCTTTTACTATATTTTGGTGTATTTGTGCTATTCGCACCTTTAATCGCACTATGGATAGTGCTGAGTTGACAGATGAAGAAATTGAAAACGCTTGGTATTCTTTAGGATTACGAGGCGTTGCTTCCGCTAATGAATGGCAAACACGCTATAGATTTGCTAGGGAATTAGAAAAGCTGATTAAAGCTCAAGTGGGTCAAAACCTAATTCGTCAGAAATCATCTTGCAACGAGTCCTAAATGGTTTGCCATGTTGTAACCATTTGTCACCTTTTTGCCGATGAAAACTACAATGTGCCATTTCGTGACAGAGGACTCGAATTACAGTCGATATATGCCCACATTTTGCCGATGAAATAGTAATAGTATGCTCATACTTTTCCCCATCTTCATACATATAGCTACCCATAATAGCGTCATCTGAATCAACCACAAAATTTATTTGTGCTGCTAATGGCATATCCCATTTAGTAAATGGATGGCAAACAACCAGGGCATTATAAAAGTTACGAAGGATTGGAGTAGTCAGCTTCATACTTTATGAACCTTGCCCCTAAAATCTACGGCATCTTCACCACATACACGAATAATCTCAGGCTGAAGCATCTTGCTATGGTCAAAAGATAGCATTACAAACCCGCTATTCCAATCTTTAGGAGTATCTTCAGTATAGGCAAATTGTTGTCCCATAGGGTCAGCTAAAGTCCCAGTTTGCACACCCCATCGTGTGCCGTTGTAATCGTTAAATGGGATAGAAGATAAAACATGGGTATGGCCCGTAATCATGTTGACCCCCGAATTAACTGCATTATTCCTACCACCAGTCCAACCACCTTTCCAACGATGTTTAATGCAAGTATCCTCATTTACCCAAAATGACCAGCAAGGCTGCCACATAGGAAAGTAATCCCGCAATGAAGTACCAAACACACCTTCAAATGTAGGAAGATTAGCAATAATAGACATTTCAAGTCTTTGGTCATGGTTGCCCATAGGCCAAAACAACTTAGACCCTTTAGAAACTGCTTCGATTTCACCTAAGTAATACTGACAGGCTTCTA